GTGCTCCAAAAGGTGCGAAGTGTGTACCACCGCCTTGTGGGTCTTGACCCATGTCATAACCCTGAATTTTAGGTACGAAGTAGAACAATTTACCGATAGGTAAGTTCATAGCTTGTACAGATACGATGTCGTTAGCCAACAATTTAGAGAAGACTCTTCTTACGATTGGAAATACAACCGTTTCGAAAGAACCGTCTGATGCTGTGCTAGCAGCTTCGTTAATTAAGTGAGATGCTTGGTTTTCATAAAGTTGAGCGATGTTTTCTTTAACATGTCCTCTCAAACCTTCCAAGAATCCTAATTTGTCCCATTTGTTAATAGTATCTTCTTTGATAACTTTAAGGTGCTTAAGACCGATGTTACCAACAAGACCTGATTCTAATAATGCTCCCATTTTTTAAAATATTTAGTTTGTTTTTAGTTTATTTTTTATTTATTCATTTTTGACATAAGGTCCTTCATTCTTAAGAATTGTGGATTTTCATATGTCTTACTTTCAACCAAATTAGTTGAACCTTTAGTTGGTGTTCTATCAATATTTTCAACGATAGATTCTTTAACCATTGGTTTACCAACTGAACCTAATTCATCTTTAATAGTTTGATAAAGATTTTTAGATTCTTTGATTGTTTCGACGTTGTCAAAACGTCTCATGATATTTATTTTTTCTGATTTTGTAGTTGTATGTTCAGTAAACAATCTTGTAGCGTAAGCTAAGTTAGAATTGAAAACAGCAACTTCATTTAATTTTTCTCTGAAAATATTTAATGCTTTTCTGTACTCTTCATTTTTAGCTCTCAACTTTTCAACTTCTTCTTGTAAAGCGTCATTTGTAATAACTTTCATTTTTGGAAGACCTTTTCTTTTTGGAAAATTTCTACTTCCATTTCCGTAAGTTCTAGCAGCTTCTTTTGTTTCAGTTTCTTTTTCTTCAACATCATGTTCACCTTCCTTAAATTCAAATTTCTTAGGACCTTTAAAGCTTTCTTTATGTTGTGACATATCTTCTTTAAAACCTTTCATGTTGACTTTACCTGTTGGTAATTCTGATTTTGCCTTTCCCATACCCATACCTTTTGGTTTAACCATCATACTAGATTCCGTTACTGTAGAGTCATCTTCATCAACATTATCATCTTCACCTAATTCAATTTCGTAAACAATTTCTTCGTCGTATGATTCATTAGTATCATTAGAGTTGTAATAATCTGACTCTTCTAATGATTCCATCATGTCATCGTCTTGGAAAGTAATTTTGTCTACATCTAAATCTTCACCAGTTTTCTTAATGATAACTCCGTCATTATCGCCCATACCGTTAAGTACCGCCATAATTTCTTCCATAGATGCTCCCGTCATGTCTAACGGTTCTAGTTCATCATCATCATCTTCTAATCCCATGTCATCCATGTCATCCATGTCATCCATTTTCATAGAATCTGAATCATCGGACATCATATCATCACCCATCATAGGTGTCTTCATGTCCATAGCCATCAATGAATCTTCTTCTTCATCTTCAGTAACATCTTCGTTACTATAAGACTCATTTTCAGCATAAGTGTCAGCCTCTTCAAGAGACTCTTTTACTAACTCTTCGATTTCTTCCTTCATTGTAGAAGCAAGTATTCCTTTTGCGTTTTCGGTAACAACTTGTTCCAAATTTTTCATTTGTAACAACGCTTCCTCAACTAATGATTTTTTTTCGCTCATTTTTTGTGTAATAAAATAGTTTTTATTTACACTATAAATATGCCCTTAATTAAAAAAATCTTAAATGGTGATATAATAAAATAAAAAAAACCCGATTTCTCGGGTTTTAAATTATTCAAAAACTTCATCGATTTTACTTTCACTGACTGCCGTTATTCGCCAATCATGTTGAAATCCTTTGAATTTTTCGGTTACTTTAGCTTCAACATCTGTTACGCTGTAACCTTTAACTAATTTTTCTTCTCTAACTTTTTTGATTTTTCCTGTGTTTTCATCAATCAAGTCGTACTGAATTTTTGCTACAAAATATTTTTCGTCCATAATAATAATTTTATCTATATCCCAAAAAATCGTTCAATTTTCCCATTAAGTCAAGCGATTTACCTAAACCACCATCAATTCTTCCATCTTCTTTTGATTTTTTTTCTTCTTCAAGATTTTCATCGTATTTGTGACGGTCATCCTTATTAAGGAATAGATAAGCGCCGGGTGTAGATGGATTCATAACCAAGTCAAAACAAATCATTTCATAATCATTTTGAACTTCATTGTGTTCTCCCTTTTTAGCTAAAGAACCTACACCACGTGAAGATACCCCCATCGTAACACCTTGTCTCATTAAGTTTGCTGCTACATCACCCTTAGAGGATACAATACCTCTTTCATGGAAACCTGGTGTGGTTAATAACCTTAGTTTACCCATAAGAACGTTATCATCCCACCATATATCATCAATAATGTGTGATACTCTGTCCAAATCAATCAAAGATGATTCAGGGTGATTAAGTTCTGATGTTGCCAAACCTTTAGATATTGTTTGTTTATATTTTTCAGCTTCTCTTTTAAGAATATTTTCAGGATATACACGACCATTTCTATTAGGTGTACCATACTTTTGTAGAGTTGCGTAAAATACAAATGGTTTAGAGTGGTCTAATTGTGATTTTTGTTCATTAACTAAATCAGTATCTACGGCATTTTTCATAGATATATGACCTGCATCATATTCTATCAATATTCCTTTACCTATTTCATTCGGTTTAAGTATCTTCATATTAAAATATTTATCAATAAATATTAGAATATCTCAAAGTTTTTGTTTTTCAACTTGTTTTTAGAATATTGAATGGTAAAATACTTTGATTTCTTTAAAACATTGTCGTGAACTTCTTTTAATACGTGATTTAATTCCTTTGATAGATTTTCAGATTTGAACTCAATATTTTCTTTTGTAAAGAATGTAATTTCAAGATTTAAAAAACTTGCTTTATCTACTTTTATCCCACTTGTTCTTAAATCTAAATCAACAATAAAATGTTCTTTGAATAATGATTTATTGTAAACTTCTAAAACTTTATGTTTAATAGTTCGAGATATTGTCCCAACTACTCTTTCCCAATTATCCCTTTCTTGTGTGGGTGTTACCCATGTTTGTAATACTAAATAAATTGATTTTAATTCTGTCGCATCTACACTACCGTAATAGCACTTAGCATCTTGGAATAAATCCAATTTTGATGTTTTCCCTTTTTTCATTCTTTTTCATTTGTGAAATGTTTATTTGTTGTAGTGAAAAGATAATAAAAAAAAACTTATTAACAAATTTAATTTTATTTGTATATTTATATCAATAACACACATTTTTTATATGATAAAAATAATTTTAGAAAAAGGTGAAAGTTTGGAAAAAGCTTTAAAACGTTACAAACACAAAGTTATCAAAACAAAACAAATTGAACAACTTCGTGCAAAACAAGAGTATGTTAAAAAAACAACTTTGAAAAGGGAACAAATAAAAAAAGCAATATACAAACAACAAATCGCCCAAAGTAACTTTGACTAATATTTATTGGTAACAAATACCAAGAATATGAAAAACTTTATTATGAATTTACTAGGAAACGGTTCTGACGTTTCATCAAAAAGATTCGCATCTTTATTCACTTTATTAAACGTAATTATCTTAGCTTATGTTGCAACATTTACATCTAAAGATGGTGTAACACCTGAGTATATGTTTGATGCACTTTGTTTAATTGCTGGTGGTGGATTGGGTCTTACAGTTGTTGAGAAGATTTTCTCAAAAGGTTCAGACAAAAAAGCTGAATAACAAAAAACCCCTCTTTTGAGGGGTTTTTATTTTAAAGTCCTTCTGACAACTTTTTAAGTTTGTAATATGATAAGGAATCAATCGGTGTTGATTCTATTCTTACCTTTGTTTCATTTAATTTTTTGTTGGTATCATCATCACTTTCGTTAATACTTGAAAGTTTTCCAAGAACCTCAGTTTTCAATCTTTCAATACCTTCACTCAATTCTTCTTGTGACATTCTTAAGATTGATTTTAATTCAAACAATTCAGATTCACTTAATTGTGAATATTCTTTTGCGAATGTGTCAGCGGCCACACCAAACATAGATTCTAATGGAATGTTAACTGATTCTGTGATTGTTGATTCTTCTTTTGTTTCTGACATTAACTTCCACATTTGTTTTCTTGATTCAACCAATTTAGTAAAATCATCGGCGGTTTTTGCATAAACCATGTTATCTAATAACTCATATTGATTATCAATACTTTCTCCTAAAGTTTCAACCCAGCTGTCAAACTGTTCAAATTCACGTTTGTTACTGTTAATTGTATTTTTTATGAAATCAACTGAAAGTCCCAAAAATTCTTTCGCAACTTCTTCGTTCAATCCTTTGGTTTTCATTAAGGAACCGTATTCAACATATAGTTCACCAACGGATTTGTTGTCCTTAATAAAATCTCTAAATTCTTTTATAATTTGTTTAAAATCTTCAGTTTTGTATGTTTTAACTAAAGCATTTTCAACAATACTTTTTAATAATCCAAAATTTCTCATATCAATAAATATCTTAAGTATTTAATAATTCGTTTAATTTGGTTTCAATTTCATTAATTGATGTTCTACCTTTAGATAAATCAATTTCATCTCTACCACTAATTAAATCATCTTCCAAAAT